GGCTTGGATGAGATTGACGTTTGTGGAAAGAGCTATGGCTAAAGGATAGGCAATTTCTATTGAACTTGTATCAGATAATTTGAATAGTCTTGCTTTGGTGTTGGTAGCCAAAATGATGTATTCCGAGCTATTAGAAGCTGGGTCTGAAAACAAACAGCTACCATAGACGTTGTTAATGGCTGAGTCGTCCAGAATGGGCGCACCCGCTACACCGCTACCACCATAGGTTTCGCTTCCAGTGAGTCCCGGCATTACAAAGGTAAAGGTGGTGCTTCCGGTAGACGTAATTAGCCTATTGGAAGCCGTGGCAAGCGTTCCATTTAGCCCAACAATGGAAACCAGTGTGTTGCTCGTAAATCCATGAGCCGCCGTTGTAGTTACGGTGACTAGTGTTACCGAACGAGTTGCGCTTGCAATTGTTCTATTGGCATAGAGCGTAAATGGTAGGGTGAGGGCCGTAGTGCCATTCGTAATAGGGGCACCAAATACAGAAATGCCCTTACGCACCTGCCATGCGCCATCTACATCCATGCGCCCGTTTTCACTCAACGCCACTTCTCCAGCTTTAAGCTGATCGGGACGTAAGCGGCTGTTTATCCGCTGGAAAACAGTGTCCCCATCATCTACCTGCTGGTTGTCGAATCTACCGAATGAGCTATAGCGTGGCATTGGCTCATTCTACCAGCAAGCTGGTCTCTCTCTAACGGTAGGCGGCAGTCTTACGCGCAATAGACTTAGGCTGCTTTACAAACTGCTTACCAGCCTTCATTCCCTTACGTTTGGCCGCATTGGTGGCCGCAATTTCAGCTCGGCTCAACCCCTTAAAAGCTGCTGAGGGTAGGTAGCGTTCTCCAGTTTTCAGACTGGGCTTACCTGAAGCCGTGCGCCATTTCTGGCTAGTCCAATTGACTAGGCTACGCTGTTGGGGTTTCATTTGGCCGTCTTGTAGCCGCCACCCTTTTTCTTGTAGGCTGCGGCTAGAAATTGAGCCTTCCTCGCGCTCCATTGACCCGGACGCCCACCCTTGCTGCCAGACTTAATAGACTGGAACAGAGCTTTACGCATCGTAGGCTTGGTGTAAACCCCTGCGCTATTTACGGTGGACTTCACGAACAGGACTTACGTTTGCCGTAGCCTGCTTTGCCGAAGCCTTTGGGCTCCTTTTTGCCCTCCATCTTCTCATGCTTCATCATCTGCTTTTTGGACTTATACTTGCCTTCGTTGTTTTTCATTTCACTGCCTTACGTTTAGTTGGGTTGGGTTGACGAACGACCGTTTTAAGGCCGCTCTTTGGTTTGTCCACATTAGGACCATACTTGAATTGAATGGCATTCTCCGAGACGGAGATGGATGCTTGAGGAGTTTTGGGCATATAAATCATATTAGCAGGACCATGCTTTTCGGCTCCAGTAGTTGGCCGATAGTTTGTTAGATGTGCCCTTGATGCCACCAGAACGGGCGCAATAGGAGGCTTTCCGGCTAGGTTGGCTCTTCTTGATGGACATATTAGCGTCCCCAAAGCGTATCACTTTGGACTTCCCATTAGCACAAGCGCGAACTACGGACTTCTTTCCGCCGCTAATGTCGCGTCTAGGGCTGTTACAGGGTAGCTTACGAGGGTTCATTCTTCTTGTATTCCTTGTGCCATTTCCAGATGAGATAGGCCAATCCTACTAAGCCGCCAATGATACCAATGAGATGGTTAATTTGGCTTAGACCTAATGAGGCTGCTAATGGGGTGGAAGCGACAATGATGTCTTTCTCGTAGGAGTTCATCGCTTACGGGTCATTCTGTCACCAAACCACCAGCCTACACAATTGAAGGCCGCAAATTGCACTTCGTCCACCATGTCTGCTTGTTCAAAATCTGGAACATTGAAAAAGACAATGGTAACTAGGACAAGAAGAAGGAGGGTGATGGCAGGACGAAAGAGGGTGAGAACATTCGCCGCCCAAGGTGCGGTGTTTACAGGTGCAATTGCCGCATTCTGGCTGGCTGTAAACGCTTCCCATTGAGCTTTATTAGCCGCAATTTCGGCCATAGCCTTAGCCTTCTCTAGCTCTCGCTTGTGCTCTTGACCAGCTTTGTAGTTGTCAAAGAAGCCATTGCCAATGCGAAGGAGAACGCCGAGTGCGCCGCCGCCTAGTGCGTTGGTGAGGAGGTCGAGCATCGTTAGGCGGCTTTAGGGTTGATAAGACGACGGAACAGGAAGTAGGGCAACCAGACCCATTTTGGAATCTTCGTCACCTTTACGTTAGTGCTTTCAATAAACGGCATCTCCGCATCCCAGACCTTCACCCTAATAGGCGAGCCATCCGGCGAGGTGCAGCTAATTATTGACACGTTGCGCGTGGGAGCGCGGCCTTTGGTCCAATAGTTGTCATATTGCCCGAGCTCAATTGTGCCGCTGATGGAGCACCCGTAGAGCGATAGCCCGTCAATCGAGCCTTTGGCGGTAATCGACCCCTGAACGATGCAATGCTGCACGACATAATCTTTGCCGCGCACGAAGTCTATGCTGTCCTCCTGCGAGGCTGGAATGGTGAGACCCGACACGCAGAGGTTAGACACGTTGGAGCCCTTTACGAGATCGTCGTAGTTCTCTGGATCAAGCGGAGCCTGCCACTCAGCCGCGTCCACCGTCAGCCCGTTGTCCTGCGGCCCAACGTAGCTGCGCCAATTAACGTCCGCCGTCCCGCTCATTCGACCTTCGGTTCCTTTGGCTTTAACGCCTCGGCAATCTGTTCCGCGCACTTGCGTAGCAAATCGTGGTCGTCGGCCTTTAACGAGGCAAGGCGAGCGGCTGCGTAGAGGTTTTGGAGTGCTTGTTCAGTGGTCATGTTATTTGGATTCTAAAGCGGCGACGCGGGCACGGAGGGATTGGAGTTCGGCGGCTTGGCGTTGGATAAGACCAATCGCTAGTGTCACCATTTTCTCGTAGTTAAGCCCACTAATTTCTCCTTCAACTCTTGTGACAAACTCATCAAGGCCAATCTCGTTTACTTCCTCAGCGATGAAGCCGTATTCAAAATAATCATGCTCGTTGCGTTGGTAGTAAGATGGTTTAAGGAGTAGTGCTTTGTCTAACTGTTCATCCGTTACAGCGACGATGTTCCGCTTGTATTTACGAGCTGAAGTGCTAAGAGTAAAATAGCCAGTGCCACCATCCCAATAAATGTTCGAGGAAGCCGCACCGGGAGTGTAATCAACGGTGCGGAAACTAAGTCCAAATCCAGCGGAATTTGCTGCTCCTACGCCCTTGTTTGGAACAAAATTAACCTGCTGATCATTTCCACCCGCATCTCTAAAGCTAACCGAGCCGTTTACGTCTAGCTTGTATCCCGGACTCGTTGTCCCAATGCCGACGTTGCCGCCAGAAGTAATGGTGGCGCGAATTGTGCCGCCCGTGTAAAAGTGCATCGGCGTTGCAGGCGCGTTATACAGAACCGCCGCATACGCCGTAGAACCGGGGAAAAAACTGCCGCCTGTGCTGGATTCAGTTCCAACGTAAAAATCTGCTCCGGTGCTCTGAAACCGAGCAAAGCTCTGTGCTGTGCTTGCTGTGTTGACCGGATTCGAATTTATCGCAAAGCGATTAGAAGCAAACGTGGCTGCCGACGTTTCTCCCGTGCTCGACAACGCCCCGGTCACGGCGAGGCCGGTGGGACTCCATGTGCCAAGGCTTGCCCCGTTGCCCATGAATCCAAGCGTGTTTCCGCCCGCACGATAGAAACCCGTGTCCGTGTCGTTAATGAAGTAGATTGCGCCGGTAGCCGTTCCTGCGGTGCCGTCGGCGATCAGAACGCTTTTGTTGGCAACAAGGTTTGAGGTCGCTGCGAGGGTTACGTCGCCACTCGCGCTCAACGCCGTAAACGCGCCCGTGCTCGGCGTCGTCGCGCCGATGGCCGTGGAGTTTAGGCCGGTGGAGGTAACATCTAAAACTTTTGCTCCAGAGACATACCCCTCAAGCGATGAGGCTTTCACGCCCCAACCTGTGTTTGCGCTTGTGTCGGCTGTAAAAAAACTGCTCGAAGCCCCATTTACTACATAACTAGTGAAATTAGAAGACCGACCAAGCGTTGCCACCAATGAAGTTGCAGAGTTAAGCGTCAACGTCGTGGCTGCCACCGTGCTCGGCGTCGTGGCTCCCACCGTGCCGTTGATGTTGATTGAGGCCGTGCCCGTCAGGTTCGTGACCGTGCCCGAGCTGGGTGTGCCCAACGCACCATTGAACAGCACCGGAGCACCCGCGCTGCCAGTGTTAACCGCCAAAGCCGTTGCGACGCCCGTGCCGAGACCCGAGACGCCCGTGCTGATGGGCAGGCCCGTGCAGCTCGTAAGGGTGCCGCTCTGAGGCGTGCCGAGGATTGGCGTGACGAGGGTTGGGCTGGTATCGACCACAAACTTTGTCCCTGTGCCAGTCTGTGAGGCAATGGAGGTAGCGTTGCCGGATGACGTAATTACACCAGTGAGATTGGCGTTAGTAACTACGGTGGCCGCAAATGAGCCTGTTCCGCTACCGGTCACGCCACCCGTAAGCGTGATGGTTTGGTCTCCGGTGTTCGTGCCGCTGAGATTGCTACCAGTCACCGTTCCGCTTGCTGAAATCGACGTGGCGGTAGCCGCGCCCAGCGCAGGACTGACCAAGGTTGGAGAGGTCGCGAACACGAGCGCGCCCGATCCCGTTTCGTCGCTAATTACACCGGCAAGTTCTGCCGAAGTTGTGGCTGCTAAAGCCGAAAGTTTGTCTGTCGTTACCACCAAGGTCTTGGAGGCTGGAACGGTGGTGCCGTTAAGAGTAGTGGTGCTAGACGATGAAAGACTCGTAAAAGCCCCAGAAGATGGGTTTGCTGCCCCAATAGCCGTGTTTGTAAGGCCAACAGCGGAATAGTCGGTGCTAACCCCCACTACGGCTCCTGTGCGCCCGAACACGCTAGAAACAGCATCCGTCAAATCCACCTTCTCCCAAGCCGTGCCGTTGCTGATAATCCAGTCGCCCACTGCAAACGTAATGCTAAACTGCGTTCCATCCGCACTCACTACATAGTAATCACCCTTAGACAGAGCGTCGGGAGGATTTACCAATCCGGGGGTGTTAGTAGCCGCGTTCCACGTCCCTTTGTAATTAACCTGACCAGCGGTTAATAGTGGCGGTGAATAGTTTACAATTTGGTCGAAAAGTCCGGACATAATTAAAGATAGTTGAGTTCGCTAATCGTAAAAACGCCAGCACCACTAATCGCAATTACCTTGGTAGATTCAGCCCATTTACGGCTCCAAATACCACTATTGCCATCCTTAATGATATGGCCATTTGAGGTGGTTGGAGGACTACCATCAATGGACATACGCATATCGGCACCAGCCAGCGTCCAATAGACATGGGTTGTATCTACATTAAGAGCAGTGGATTCGATGAAGTCTTTTGCGGTGGAAGTTACTGTCAAATTGCGACGAAGAACATTCTGCACAGGAATTACCTGCATCGGACCATTAACTACTTTTGCGTTTGCCATGTTAGTTGGTGAATTGACTGATGGTTACTACTGCCGAAGAACCCCCGTGGCGAAGGAGCTTGGCGGAAAGAACCGCATCCTTGCTCCAGAAAGCATACCAATCCTTTGGGAGAACATGACCGTTAGAGACCGTAGGCGTGCTGCCATCAAACGTAACAACAATCGGGTGATCATGCACCGTTACGAAGAACGAGTTGGTCTTGTAGTCAAAATTGGTTGAATCAAATTGAACTGCCGTTGCTCCTACGGTGAGATTTTGGATAGGAGCCGTGCCGTTAGGTTTGGGATAGAGATTTACTACGAAGCTATTCATCGTCGGAAGGAGCGGGAATTATGGGTTGAGATGCGGTGGCCTATCATACCAGTGGCACGAGAAACGTCAGTCTTTTGCAATTGATCGTCAAGGATGCCTTTGGCAATGTTTTCTTCTAAAACGGCTTTTTCATTCTGGCCATCTTGCCGCAAGAAATCGGCAAAGCTAGCATGAGCAAGGTAGTTAAACCACTCACCGGGAATGTTAGTGCTAGCTGAAGTGTAAGCAGCGTCAGCTACCTTCTTGTAGGTAACGTAGGTGTTGGTAGAGGGGGCGGTATCGCCTACCAAATAGGCACCTTCGTAGGTGACGTAATACTCCAGCTCTGGGGCTGAATAAAGATAGAACGGCTGATAGGTTTTGTGAATGCGGAGGAACGTATCAATGGTGCTCTTACCCGCCTGAGTGAATGGGACAATGTTTGTGCTTAGGGAAGCGGTGCCTGTTCCAGAACCCGTGCCGGTAGCCGTAAATACAACCCCTACCGTGTTGGAAGCTGCCCCAATGGACACAAAGTTGGTGGTGCCCACCGTAAGAATGGTGTAGGTGTTACCCGCTTCAATAGCAGCAGCCGTAACGGTTGGTGTGCTCAACGTGCGCTTCTCCCCCACTACTAGGTAGCGCGGCCAATAGTCAGTGGCTTCGTAGGCAGCATTTGCCCTACGGTTAACCAAGCTGTTCATAAAGGTAAGCTCAGTATCCGTAAAATCACTTACGCCAGCTAAAGCCTTTATCCTGAGCAACAAGTCGCTATATGTGCCGTCGGCCATTAGATTTTATTGGGACTGAGATGGGGGAAACGCTTCTGGAAGTCTTTAATGAAGCCGCGATCTCGCATAGCTTCTGCACCATACTTGTTTCTCATGTTAAACCACTCCCACGCTGGGGTTACGGCAACACAACGTAGGCTGTTAAAACCTTGTCCTTCTCCTTGAGCCTTCTTTACCTTTTCAGCGTGCTTAGCGCAAATACTTTCACGCTCATTTTCCCACGCTTCTTTTAGTTTCACTCCGTATCGGAGTTCGTTGAACAACGCACGGTTGGCTTCACTATTTGAGCTTCGTGGTAATTGGGTGATGATGTCCATAAAAAAGGCTTGCATGGATAATACCATACAAGCCTTGAAGCTACTCTAACTATTTATTACGCGACAGCCGTAATCTTGCCGTGAGCCAATGGCGAATAAACCTGAAGCGTAAGGGCCGCGTCAATGAAGCCGCGTTCGCCACCGCCTTGATTTGGAAGCCGGGTGCTACCGATGCTCATCAGTTCAGCAATACCAACGTAGTCGGGATTGATGAGATAGCCATACGAGGTAGATGGCATACAAGCAGGATTGCCGTTGATGACGGTGATGATGCCGAAATCGCTATCGTAGGTGTTCACCGAGAGGGTGATTTCCTTGTCGGTAGCCATTTGATTGACGTGGAACACGTTCTCGCTGGAGTTGCCGTCCGAACGGGCAAAGCCAGAGATGGTGCGACGCAGGGTCGTGCCAGCAACGAGCGTGAGTGCGTCAACCGTCCCCGTCTTGTTGAAGATGGAGGCAACAAGGCCGTTGAAAGCCGACTCCGTGAGGGTGCCGGTAGCGTGGATGGAAGCAGCAGGGGTGCGATAGTCCGATGGGACATCAGCCGGACCTGCGCTGTCGAGCCAGTCGCCAAGACCACGCAGAGCGTAGGCCGTGGTGCTGCCGTCTTCCACTGCACGATCTTGAGTGCCAGCAACGGTGGCCTCAATGTCGCGCTTCATCTCGCGGATGGCTTTTGCCTCCGCTTCAGCAATCTTAGCTGGGCCAACAGACTCAACAGCGTCCTGAAGTTGGGACACCATGTAGTTCTTTTGGAACAACTGAATGTAATTGCCGAGACGGGCGCGGCCAGAGAATTTGTCCACGAAGGACGAAATGTCCTGACCCTCGCGCACACCAGCAATAACTGGAGCAGCAAGAGAGTCAACGGTCCACTCATTGTAGGTGGCGGTGGCTTTGCTCTTTTTGGCAAGAGAAGTAATTGGCGTCTCCTCGGGGGCGAGGATCGTCAGAACGTCCGTGAGGTCTTCGCGGTTAGAAACAGCGGAGCCCGGATTGGTGGTCGAATAGGTATTTGAAAAGGCCATGAATTTTAAGTTTTAGAATGTTGAAGAGCACGAAGTTTTGCGAAGTCCTTGTAACTAGACGATTTTCCAAATCGTTCACTAAGGTCTTTCAAAGCCTTGCTCTGACGAGCTTCAGGCTTCAGGGAGTCGGCGGACTGGTTAATAATTGGGCTGTTCGGGGACAGTTTAACGGATGGTTTAGTATCCACTGACCGCCGAGCATACAAACTATTAGCCGCATGAGCCAAGAGATACGGGATTTGTGGAGCCAAATCAGGCAGGGATTTCTCCAAGCCCTTCAGACGCTCATCACTCATCATTGCCTCGTATTGCTTACGGATGTCGTTGTCCTCGCCTTGCATCCAAGGTAGTTCCGCTTTGGAACGATCAACTAGGACTTGGCGCAAGACTGTGCGATCTTGGGCCAGTTTAATTTCCTTATGTTGTGCCGGAAGGTAGGTGTCCCGTGCTTTACGGGCTTTCCTTGCAGCATCCTTGACATCGCGTTTCGTGTATTCCTTGCCATTGACGTTAGCTACAACGTCATCACCAGCAAGGTCTTCACTCTTATCAAGAAGGTCTTCGGCCCAATCAATCACCTCGTTTACCTCTGTGAACTTTGTTTGTAATTCTTCAGGGGTGGCAACGGTGGCGTATGGGTTGTTTTCCACTTTAGCTTCTAGTGGACCTTCTTCGCGACGAGCGATTTCAGCTTGGAGCTGTGCCAACTGCTCTTCAGCAATACGTCGCTTGGCGGTGAGTTCACCGAACCTAGCGACAGCTTTGCTGCCGAGTTTTGACGCAAGCTCTTTAAGCTCCGCTTCACTCATGTTTTCCATCTCAACGTCCTTAGAAAGAACTTTTGCTTCCTCTTGAGCGTTCGACTCCGCAACCTCCTGCTCAGGCTCTTTTGGCTGTTCAGTGGGTTCCGTAGCTTCTGGCTCAGGAATTGGCTTCTCCGCAATGGGTGGTGGCGAGGGCGGATTTTGCGCCTTTGCTGCCTCCATTTTGGCTTTATATCTCTGAGCAACAAAGTTGCTCGGTGATATGTTGGACATCACTGGTTTTTGGGCGGCTCCAGCGTTAGCCGTTTGGACTTCATTAGGCATTGTTGTTTCTTAGCCTTTACGCCGCTAAGGGTTGCGAGCCCCCATTCTAGCACCCAGCAGAAATTCTACTGTCTCTTTACTCGTTTAGCCGACAGCACCAAGTAGTTACAGGTGGAAAGAATCTCGTCTAGAGCTTGGATGCGCCCACTAATTTCACGGATGCGTCCCTCATTGGCGCGGTGAAGTTGGGCAATGGCGGCTTCGCGCCCTGCGGCTACATAGTCTAGGAAGTCTAAGAACTGTTCCTTCTCGGAAAGGTAGTCGAGTTGCTGTTGAAGAGGATGGCGGGAGGTTCCGAATAACTTCATAGAGTTTGCATACCCTGAGTGGTCATCTCTCCCATTTGGGCGGGAGCGGTGCCTAGTTTACCAATTTGAGCGTTCTGCATCTGCTGTAAAGCAAACTGATATTGGTTGGCATACTTCTCAAGTCTAGCCCTAAATGACTCGTCTTGCTGCAAGCGTTGGGCAACGTCGGGCTGTTGAGTGTATTGCTGGAGCACTTGCATTGCAATTTGCGCTCCATTAGGACGTGCGCCCACTTCAATGCCAGCGTAAATCTTGGACAAGTCTTCCGTTACCATTTTAACCACTTGCTCTTGTGCTTGCTCGGCTGGTTGCAAGATAGCGTCAGCCATCACTGGGTCAATAGCTGCGGCCATAGATTCCAAGAGAGCATCCGAATTGATGCGGCCATTCTTGTCCAACTGAAGCAAACTAACAAACTGCTGCATACGCGCTTCCTGCGTGTCTGGATCGTTGTTTAGGATGTCAAAGCTCACTGTAACATCGAAGTCCTCGTCTGGGTTGCCCTTGTTGAACCTCATAGGATCGGCCACTCCCGTTACGCGGAAGAACACTTCATCTGGGCCAAATCGTTGATAGCATTTGAATGCCATTTTTAGAACGTCCCGAGCGTGATTGAGGAACTTAGAGACAAAGAACTGTTGGCGGATGGAAGTGAGCGGGTTGTTGGGGTTGAGACCAACCAAGTCGTCTGCCGCGACAAGCATCGTTCTTTCCATCTCCACACTGCCGGGGTTGTATTGCGGCACGGGGCCAAAAGAAAACTCTCCTGCTCTGCGATAGGGAACATAGCGACCGGGACCCCAATCCGAAGGCGGATTGCCCACGGGATGCATGATGGGTGGCAAGGTAGCCAAACTGTTCCGGTCTGTGCGGCTGTCGCGCTCAGTCTTTACGCTGTCCTGATAGCCGCGAAGTATCTCGGGGAACGTCTGGATGTCATACATCCGCTTAGAGTCGTTGCTGAGACGGGTAACAACGAATGGATAATCATTGTATCCGTTCAGCAATTCAAATTTGGCGTAGGCTTGCACATCAGCCGCTCCCGTAAACTTGGGGTGCATGATGGTGCGGTAGATGCCTTCGCTGCCGTCCTCTGGGTCAATGAGCCGCTGGAACGCATAGACAATTTCAATGAGTTCATCTGCCTCATACTGCTGGCGATATTTAGAAAGACCAGTGGAGCGCGTGCCATAGACGCTTTCCATGTTGTAGGTGTTCACCCCACGGAAGTGGGACACCACATACTCCGCCCAGTCCTCATCCCAGCCATCAGACGTTACACAGGAAAGAACTTCTTGGACCGTGAGGAAGGTGCGATAGAATACAAATGGGGCGCGTTGTGGGTCCAAGCAATAGGACGGGAAGAACACGTCTCCATCAGGGGCGCAGGCTTGAACGTAGGGCCGGTCAATGCTCAGGCGGCTAATGGGAAGCTCGCTCACTCCCTTCTTTCGTAGCTCTACCAAGGCTTTCTTGGCGCGGCTATCCACTACGTCGGGATACACCGTGCGAAGCATATCAATCACTTCCTTGTCGTTCTTGCCCTCAATGATGAGCTGGGCAAGTTCAGGACTGGTAACAGCAATTTGCTGCAAGTCGATTTTTTGTAGAAATTTCTTTTCCATCCTCTCCCATCCAACGTAGGTAATCATCAACCCACGCTCTAGTAGGTAGTTACCGCCCAGCTCCATTTCCTCGCGGAAACGCGGGATGTAGGTGGACAGCATCCATTTAAGGAACGCACTCGTAACACGGGATCGTCCCGTATCTCCATGCTCAACAGGGTAGGCGCGGATGTTTGCCTTAGCCAAAGCAGACGTAAAAATAGAAACGTAGGTGCTAATCTTTTCGTCAATGACTCGCGCTTCCGTATCGGACGCACCCTCCCACGGGAACGCATCACCACCATGTTTACGCAAGTCACTCGACTTACCGGGCCAATAGCATCGCCGCTGATCGGAGCTATTGACGCACTGATTGAAGTAGGTTCCTAGCTCCGTGGTTGTCCTATCGTATGCAGACTTTAGGGCAACGACGTTTGGACCATCACTATCTACAAATGTCAGGGCGTGTTGCTGTTGAGTTTCTTGCATAATTTTGCGTGGGATATTGCGCTCTTGATAATACCATGAACGTATTCCTGCGAACGCCCAATCTTGTCGGATAGCTCATCGGGGAATAGTTCCGACGAGTTCTGCTCCTTCCATCGCTTTATCTGTTCGTGGCGCAGAAGTCTATCGCTTTGCTCAAGCAACCACTTGCGGCTAACCGTAATATCAGGTGCTAAGGAATTCGTGTCGGTAGCTGGTGCCGTTTTCATCTGTAATAACTTCTACGTTAATTTGCTTGCCATCTAGTTTGTTGGTTAGACGGCGCGGAATGGCTACAATGGACTTACCTTCCACTCCCTCGACAGAAGCAAACACCCACTGTGGGTTGCGGGCTTGAGAAATAACATTGGCTTTAAGAAACCGAGGCTTGTCTGGCTCTACAGCATTGAGCGTTTCGACGCTTTGGATTCTGGCTTTTACACTTTTAGCTTTCATCAATATCCTCCTTTAGAACGAGTTCTGGGTTGAGTTGTTTCATCTACAAAACGAATGTTGTCAATGCACGCATAGCGGATGACATCTATTGGGTCTTTCCATGCTTCATCCGTTCCGCCGTCTCCTGTGTATTCCTGAAGGGCGGTGATGATGTTCTGGCAATTCTCCGACACATAGAAGTGCGGACGGTTGAGGCTATCCATCTTGGTCTTACGATTGTAGGCCATCTTGCTTTGGATGGCTTGGATGCCGTCCTCAATGTCCAAACCGGGAGCAGGAATGAATGTAAGTCCGTTGTCTGCTAGGTCTTCAATGATGGAACTCGCGCCGTTCTGCGATTGATACTTGGCTGCGCCCAGACGCGGATCAATAAGCCGCTCCGTTATTGTTTCGCCATTGTCGCTCTCGCAGCGAGTAATTAGTTCAACGTAGTCCCTAATGCCATAGCCAAGTCCTTTGTTGCCTTCTCCGCCTATCCATCGCCCCCCATGCCACTTGGCCCAGTCTCCCACGTTCACATCAGGCCACTCACGATAGACGTAGTAGGTTTCGCTTTCATCTACGGCTATCCAGCACATGAACCAGTTCTTGCGCCCAGCCGGGTCTAAGATCATGTAGCGTGTTACGTTATCACGCGGTATCTTGTCATGTGGTATGACATTAACCTCACGCGAGAACATAGGGAAGCGGGTGGACGCACTCTTGGTTGGAACCCCGTAGGCTCGCGTTAGGATTTCTTCCTCGCCCCTGCCCTGTAAATCCTGAGCAATACGATCATAACCGCCAAACGGATTGTCCTTTGAATGGAAATAAATGATTGCGCTGTTTCCATTCGCAGCGTGCTGAATAAACGGAACCGGTCTGTCATTAAGGAGTTCCGCCGTTTTGGTTTCAACAGTTCTTGCTTTCTCAAGGTAGTCTCTAACCACCTCCGTGTAACCGTCAATCGGAGTGAACGTAACAATGATTTTGGCATTCCGGGTAGCCAATCGAAAGCGCAGAGTGCGTAGTAGCTCAGGGCCAATGAGGTATTCATCACACCAAGCCCCAAGATTGAGCCATATAGGCTCACGACTGCCCAACTCCGCACCT